TCGAAACCCGCGAGATGACCGAAGCTGAATATGAGGCGTTTATTGCCCGCCCGCTGGCAAAACGGGAGTGGTTGGCTGGGAAAGGTGGTTGGAAGAATAATGATGTTCGTTTAGCTATCGCGCTGGTCTGCCCAGGGCGCGAAACCCTGTATGTTGACCCCTCAGGCTCTGATTACGGGCGGTATGTCGGGCGGCGTGTGGCTGGGGTCTAAAATTCTCGTAAAAATGCTTTATAAAGCATCTAACTGGCATATAAACGCTTTATAAAGCATATTTATGCGATTTACCCGAATAAAAATCGGTTAAAACTGGCATTCGCTAATAAGAAGAAATCCCCTTGATGTTTCGATAAAAGCGAAAGGTTGACTTTTTAATAAGAATGTCGTATATTTGTATATAGTAAATGTCGTTTGTTTGTAAATTAATACACTGTAATAAAATGAAAAAATACGGAACATTAGCTTACAAGATTTTGGCTCGTATATCGAGGAAGAATTACGTTATCTTCGTGCGGGAGGATTTCTCGGATTTGGGCGGGTACGATCAAGTCGGTCGTATCCTGCGCGAACTTGCGCGCGAAGGGAAACTCATCAAGTTGGGCTACGGCCTTTACGCCAAAACGCAAAAATCCGTTTTCACGGGAGAAAACATCCCCGCTAAAAACCTGCCGGAGCTGGCGCGGGAGGCCGTCGAGCGTCTGGGCGTGAAGGTTGTTCCTTCCCGTGCCGAGCGTGATTACAACGCAGGACGCACAACACAAGTGCCGACCTGTCGGCGCATCGCAGTCAAGGGACGCATCAGTCGGAGAATCGGATATGATGGTGTTTATGTCAGTTATGAACCAGCGCCCCGATTCTTCTCTGTTTGAACAAGCCGCAACGCACCTGCGTATTCCTGTGGCCTATGTCGAAAAGGACTGGCACGTCACGCAGGTCATTCGTTTGATCGCAGAAGTACAGATTCCAGGCTTTAAAATTGTTTTCACGGGCGGCACGGCACTGGCGAAGGCGCATGGGTTGTTGGAGCGGTTTTCGGAAGACGTAGATTTCCGCCTTCAGGTTGATGAAAACTTAGCCAATCGCAAGGCACTTTCCAACTTCAGAAAATCGGTTGTCTCTGCCTTGCGTGATGGAGGTTTTTCCTTTGGCGATGAGAATATCCGCTCGCGGGATGAAAACCGCTTCTTCCGTATCCAGCTTCCTTATGAGAGTGATTTTGATAGATCGGTGGCTCTGCGCCCCCATGTCCAAATCGAAGTGATCGTGCGCCAGCCAGTACTGCCGCTTATGCATCTGCCAGTGTCTTCTCTTCTTACAATTCTGAGCAAAAGTAAACCAGAGGTCGCCCAGATCGCCTGCCTCAACCCTGTCGAGAACGCCGCCGACAAGATCAGTGCGCTGGCATGGCGCATCCCTGATCGTGTTCGCGGGAGTCGTTTTGATGATCGCGCCATTGTCCGTCACGTCCACGATCTGGCACGGCTAAAGAACAAGGCGCTGGAGAGTGATCACTTTGTCACGCTGGTGCAAAAGTCCATGAACGATGATGCGGATCGTCCGAAGAGGGAAGATCTGGCCGCTTTTCCTGGGCAAGCACGACTGGAGCTGGCGCTCAACATCTTGTTCGAGGACAAGGAGTATGCACAGGAGTATGACGAGCTGGTGGAGACACTCTCCTACGCGAAGAATGTCCTCTCTTACGGCGAAGCGCTGGAGGCTGTGCGTGTACTGGCGCGGAAAGTTTTCGCGTAACATAAAACTGTCCGAACATGTTTCTTACGGACAATACGAACAAAATCAGGCATCCCGACCATTATCATCGTCATTATTGACATTCTGAGGCTACACCATCCATTTCAATCACTTCGTTCAGCGCGCTCATCACCGCCTGCGTGATTTCCGTCTCGAGATGCTCTTTTGATGGGTGATCATCAACGTGTTTGTAGGCCCGCTGAATTCCGTATCGTACACCTTCTTCAACGGCTCGTTCAATGATCGTGTAGGCTTTAAATACTAGTGCCATTGTGCATTCCTTTCCTTAAAACACCGATAATGGGTAATGTAAGAAAAACATCAAGAGAATAAAATTTGAAAAAAGCATACAAACAAAGTGGTTTATTTCTGTTAAATCCCGTTATATAATGCTAATTATAATGATCTTTATATATTATAATGCCTATTATGATGAGCATTATAGTGAAAGAGCTTGATCTTTTTGTTAATGTCTATTATACTGGTCATAGCAATTATTAATGGCTGTTATAATTAACATTAAAGGATATAAGCGATGGCTGACAAAGCAAATCTTCCAATCCCCGTGCAGAAGGCCTTGCGCAAGCTGGGACAGGACATCAGTGATGCCCGCCGCCGTCGCCGTATTCCTACCACTTTGATGGCTGAACGGGCGGGTATGGCGCGGGCAACGCTGGCCAAGATTGAAAAAGGTGATCCCACGGTGTCGCTGGGCGGGTATGCCTCTGTCCTTTTTGTGTTGGGGCTAACAGCGCGGTTACAGGATTTGGCCGACTCTGCACATGACCTGACGGGTCGTGAGTTGGCTGACGAAGCTTTGCCCAAGCGCATCTATTTATCGCGATCTTCTCAAAGAAAGGTAGGCAATCATGAGTAGTCGGGAAGTTATCGTATCTATTGCACTGGGTGATGAAAATCATGTTGTCGGCAAACTCTGGTGTCACAATCGCGCGAAGGGAAATAGTGCGCGCGAAAGCGCGTCCTTTGAATATGATGCATCATGGCTAAAACACCTTGAGCGTTTTGCGCTGGAACCAGCACTATCGTTAACGCCAGGCGCATTCCATACCACATCGGATCAAACGCTTTTCGGCGCGATTGGTGACTCTGCGCCGGATCGCTGGGGGCGTGTCCTGATGCGCCGTGCTGAAGCTGCCCGCGCCAGAGAAGCGGGAGAAATGCCAAAGACGCTGGGGGAAGTTGATTTCCTGCTCGGTGTGAATGACGAAGCCCGTCAAGGTGCATTACGGTTTTCTGATACACCGGATGGGCCGTTTCTTGCGCCAAAGGTCAAGAAAACCATTCCCCCGCTTATAGAGTTGCCACGGCTTCTGTCAGCGACCGAACGCTTCCTTGATGATGATGAGAATGCGGAAGATCTGCGATTGTTGCTTGCACCAGGATCTTCTCTCGGTGGTGCGCGACCAAAAGCGTCCGTCATTGATACAGACGGCCATCTGGCCATCGCAAAATTCCCTCGTAAGGATGACGATTTTAATGTTGTGACGTGGGAGGCTGTTACACTCGTTTTGGCCAAAAAAGCTGGCCTCTCTCTTCCATTATGGAGGCTTGATACAATCCTTGAAAAACCAGTCCTAATTATTCGCCGTTTTGATCGCGTGGGTGAAGCCCGCATCCCATTCCTTTCGGCCATGAGCATCCTTGGTGCAAAGGATGGCGAAGCACACAGCTATCTTGAGATTGTAGATGCGCTTAAGCAACACGGCGCGGCACCGGATGCAGATATGGCCGAGCTGTGGCGCAGGATTGTTTTCAGCATTCTTGTGTCCAACGTCGATGACCATTTGCGCAATCACGGCTTTGTCTATGAGCGCGAGAAAGGCTGGCGTCTATCACCAGCTTACGACATCAACCCGACGCCTGTGGAAGTAAAGCCTCGTATCCTTACCACAATGATTGATCTGTATGATGGCTCAGCATCACTGGACTTAGCCATGTCTGTCGCTGGTGACTTCCGCTTATCGCCAGCACAAGCGAAGGCAATAGTCCAAGAGGTGGCGGCTGGCGTGTCACAATGGCGTGATGTTGCGGGAAGCTATCATCTTGGAAAACGTGAGGTAGATCGTATGGCTTCAGCCTTCGAGCACGATGACCTTGAGAAGGCAAAACAGATTTAAAAAACGTCCGAACAAAATTGATGCGGACACGGCGAACATTTTTTGGCACTCTGATCACTAGCATCGCGATACATCCCCCGTTGTTCATCTGTCCTTAAGGCCGCGCCCACAAAGCGTGGCCTTTTTGTATTCAATCGGCCCTCCCCAATCAAAAAAGGTACTTCCGGCGACCCAATCCAATGCGGCAGGCAAGGGCGCAGGACTTTGTTAGTTACAGATATTTTTTCTGGGTGCGCAGTGAACGCCAATTTGTGGCCGAAACGGCGGCTTTACAGGGCTTTGAAGCCGCGCACCCGCCGTGCGCGCACTCAATGCGCACTCAGCCGCCTAAACGGCGCGCACCCAAAGTTAAAAGGAACCTCCAGAATGACCAATACGCTTGATTTACATGTCGAATATCTATCCGTCGATCATTTGATCCCTTATACGCATAATGCCCGCACGCATTCGGATGATCAGGTGGCACAGATTGCAGGATCGATGACTGAGTTTGGATTTGTGAACCCGATCCTTATTGGTGATGATGGGGGGATTATCGCGGGTCATGGCCGTGTGATGGCGGCACGTATGCTGGGTGTCAAGCAAGTCCCCGTCATTCGTCTTAAACATTTGAACGACGTTCAACGCCGCGCCTTAATCATTGCCGATAATAAAATTACTGAAAATGCTGGGTGGGATGAAAATCTACTACGGCAGGAATTACAATCTCTTGAAGGAGAAGATTTTAATCTTTCTCTCTTGGGATTTAATGAAGATGAGCTGGATGAATTACTGGATGATGGATCAGGGGCTGAAGGCCTGACTGATGAAAACGCTGCTCCCGAAGTTCCCGAAAACCCTGTCAGTGTTTTGGGTGACGTTTGGATCTGCGGTGATCATAAAATCCTGTGTGGAGATTCAACCCTGATTGACAGCTATCAAACCGTTTTGGGGGAAGAATTGTCGGACATGGTGTTCACAGATCCACCCTATAATGTGAACTACGCAAACTCGGCTAAAGACAAGATGCGCGGTAAATCACGTCCCATTCAGAATGATAATCTGGGCGAAGATTTTGGGGCATTCTTGTATGATGTCTGCACCAATCTGATGATGGTCTGCAAGGGCGCGATGTATGTCTGCATGTCGTCATCTGAGTTACACACGCTTCATGGTGCTTTCACCAATGCGGGTGGAAAATGGTCAACTTTTATCATCTGGGCCAAGAACGCCTTCACGCTGGGGCGTGCCGATTATCAACGCCAATACGAACCCATCCTTTATGGTTGGAAGAATGGACATGAACATTTCTGGTGCGGCGCGCGCGATCAGAGCGATATCTGGTTTGTGAACAAGCCTGTGAAGAATGATTTGCATCCGACCATGAAACCCGTCGAGTTGGTGGAACGCGCCCTGCATAATTCCAGCAAGACCAAAGATATTGTGCTGGATGCGTTTGGTGGTTCTGGCACCACCATGATTGCCTGCGAAAAAACAGGTCGTCGTGCGCGTCTGATTGAGCTTGAACCCAAATACGCTGACGTGATTGTCAAACGCTGGCAGGAATTCACAGGCAAGAAAGCGAAACTCGCAGCGACGGGTCAGGGTTTTGCAGAACTTGAATCCGAACGCATTGTGAAGTGAGGATAAATGGGCGTTTCCATTCGTGCCTATGCCCGCCATCGCGGTATTGCGGATAATGCGGTGCGCAAGGCAATCAAGGCTGGGCGCATCACGCCAGAATCTGATGGATCAATTGATATTGCCACAGCCGACGCAGCTTGGGATGCCAATACCGATCACACCAAACGCCACATACCTTCTGAAATCCGTGAGGTGGATCCGGCGGCAGCCATGGAATCGGTGCGCCAGACCTTGAGTGAGAATGGCCGCCCGCCACAGGGCATGAATAGCTTTACCCAAGCCCGCACCGCGCATGAAATTGCCAAGGCGCATCTGGCGCGGTTGCGGCTTCAGGAAAAGAAAGGGCAATTGATCAATAAAGATATGGTCAAGGCGCAGGTTTTTCGGCTGGGACGAGAATTCAGGGATGCATGGGTGAACTGGCCAGCCCGTGTGTCGTCACAAATGGCCGCAGAACTGCAGGTGGATGAACATGGCTTACACATGATTTTGGAGCGCTATGTACGGGAGCATCTGAATGAAATTGGAGATGCCAAACTCGACACAGCATGATGGAGCCTATGACAGTTTAGAAATTGCAACTTTATGGCAGCGGGCGATTACGCCCGACCCGTTTCTGTTGGTCTCGGAATGGGCGGATCAATACCGCTTGCTGTCCGCCAAATCGGCAGCCGAACCTGGACGGTGGCGGACAGCGCGCACGCCGTATTTGAAAGATATCATGGACCAGTTGGCACCTGCCTCGGCGGTGCAGCGGATTGTGTTCATGAAAGGATCTCAGGTTGGCGGCACGGAGTGCGGCAATAACTGGATTGGGTATGTGATTCACATCGCCCCAGGGCCGATGATGGCGGTGGCACCCACCGTGGAGCTGGCCAAGCGTCATTCTAAGCAGCGGATTGATCCGCTTCTTCAGGATGTGCCAGAACTCAGGGAGCGTGTGAAACCTGCCCGTTCACGGGACAGCGGCAATACGATCTTGAGCAAAGATTTTCTGGGGGGCCTGCTCATCATGACGGGGGCGAATTCGGCTGTGGGTTTGCGTTCGATGCCCGCCCGTTACCTGTTTATGGATGAGATTGATGCCTATCCTGGCGATGTCGATGGTGAAGGCGATCCGATTTTGCTGGCCGAACGGCGATCTGCCACGTTTAAACGCCGTAGGAAAGTGTTCATGGTCAGCACACCGACTGTTAAAGGATTATCACGCATTCAGCGTGAGTTTGAGAAAAGCGATCAGCGCTTTTTTCATGTGCCGTGCCCTGAATGTGAACATTTTCAGCCCTTGCGCTTTGTGCAGTTACGTTGGCCAGAAAATGAACCACAGCAGGCCAAATATGCCTGCGAAGAATGTGGGCACTTGATTGAGGAGCATTATAAAACCGCGATGCTGGCCAAAGGTGAATGGCGAGCAACCGATGAAAGTCAGGACGGCACAATTGGATATCACCTGTCCTCACTTTATAGCCCTATCGGCTGGTTTTCGTGGGGAGATGCGGCGGCGATGTTTGAGGATGCCAAGCGCAACCCCGATTTGATGAAGGGGTTCGTAAATACGGTGCTTGGGGAGCCTTATGAGGAGTCCTCAGAAGCACCCGAATGGCAACGCCTCTATGAACGGCGTGATGTTTACGCCCAAGGTGTTGTGCCACTGGATGGTCTGTTCCTCACCGCTGGTGTGGACGTGCAGAAAGATCGCCTTGAATGTGAAGTGGTCGCCTGGGGCCGAAACAAGGAAAGCTGGTCGGTTGATTATATCGTTCTGGACGGTGATACCGCACGACCTGATGTGTGGCGACGGCTGGATACGGAAGTTCTTCAGCGTGACTGGCCGCACAGCACGGGCCATACCATGCCGATCCGTGTCATGGCGGTGGATAGTGGTTATGCCACACAGGATGTTTACGGCTTTGTTCGCAACCATCCGCAGGCCGTATGGGGTGGAAATGGCGCACGCGCCAGCCAACCACGCACGGTGGTGGCAGTTAAAGGGCAAGACCGCGATACGGCTCTGATTTTAAGCGTTTCAAAAGCTGATACGGGTGGTAAACGCCGTGGGCTTCGGGTCTGGAATGTCTCTGGCCCTGTGGCCAAGATGGAGCTTTACAGATGGCTTAAATTAGAGTGGCCGACCGACGCAGATAAAAAAATGGGTGAAGGCTCAGCCTTCCCGCCTGGCAGTTGTCACTTCCCGCAATATGGCGAGGAATATTTCAAACAGCTGACAGCTGAGCGACGGGTTATTCGGATTCACAAAGGTTTCCCCCATGCGACATGGGAGAAAGACCCAAGTCGTAACAACGAAGCACTGGATTGCCGTGTCTATGCCCGTGCCGCCGCCACGATTTACGGGATTGACCGGATGAGCGAATTCAAATGGCGGGGGTTGGAGCAGACGCTGGGGGTGGAGATTGAGATTCCAACGCGCGGGATAGAAAGCCCCGTCACGGAGGAAACCAAGTCTTCACCGCCAAAACCACAAAGCAAAAAACGGATGAATGTCACACCGCGCAAAATCGTACGGGCGGATGATCCGTATTTGTGAGTTATTGTTATAGCCGAGTTATGATATAGTATCAAAATGAATGCCCGTGGTTTTCCGCATGAACAGTTTGGTGACAGTCCTGAACAGATTGACAGGCTGGCTGAACTTATTGTGACAGGAATCAAGACGGCAACATGTTCTGCCTACAGCCCGGCTAGAGATAAAATCAAAGAAGGGCATAGAGTTGTTGTATTAAATTCACAAAACGACCCTGTTTGTATTGTTGAAACAATAAAAGTCGATGTAGTTCCTTTTAATATGATTTCTGAGACATACGCATATAAAGAGGGGGAGGGAGATCGCAGTCTTGAGTATTGGAAGAAGGAACATAAAAGGTTCTTTGAGGCAGAAAGAACTTTTTCTGAAGATATGCTACTTCTGTGCGAAGAAATAAAAGTAGTTCATATATTTTAAAATTACAGAGTGAATAATCTTGTTTAAGCCGCCTGAAGGCGGCTTTTTTATTGGAGAAATCACGTGACAGAAACACTACTCGAACTCGAAACCCGACTGGTGCAGGCCAAAGAGGCACGCCATCGTCTGCTGACAGGCACGCAGGAAGTATCGGTCAGCCTGCAAGGCTATGGCAGTACGACCTATATCGCCTCCAATGTCGAGGCTTTGGAGCGGTATATCAATGAACTAGAATTGCAGATTTCCCGTGCCAAAGGCGGCACAAGGCGCGGGATTATCCGCACAAGTTTTTAAGGCAGGAACATGGTGCAATTATTAGATTCATCAGGCCAACCGATGAAAGCATCGACGCGCTTTCAGGCAAGTGATACAGCGCATCGGGCCGCATCGGTTAAAGCGCGGGAACTGGCCAGTTGGATGCCTCTGCTGGGGTCAGCTGATAGTGATCTATTATCAGAGTTGCCAACGCTGGTATCACGTTCACGGGATTTAACGCGCAACCACGGTGTAGCGGCGGGGGCCATCCAGACGCTGGTCGACAATGTCATTGGCACGGGCTTGCGCCTAGCGGCCACTCCTGATTATCGCGCTTTGGGGCAATCGAAAGAATGGGCGGATGATTGGGCGCGGGTTGTTGAAAGCGAATGGCGTGCCTGGGCAGAAAGCACAGCGTGCGACGCAGCGAATGCGCTGACATTTGCGGGCATGACGGCTTTGGTGTTTCGCTCCAGTCTGATTAACGGTGAATCCCTGGCTTTACCTTTATGGCTTGATCAACGTGGAGCCGCTTATGCCACCACTATTCAACTGGTTGAATCTGACCGACTGTCAAACCCTGCAGGTGTGCAGGATAGTAAAAATTTGCGCTCTGGCATTGAAATTGATACCTATGGTGGGGCGGTAGCGTACCACATCCGCAAAACGCATCCAGGCGATACCTATATTGGCTTTTGTATGGAGAGTGATGATTGGCTGCGCGTCCCCGTGCGTACTGTTTTTGGCCGCATGCGCGTGCTGCATATTCATGACAAAGAGCGCACGGGTCAGCATCGCGGAAAACCACTGCTGACTTCCATCATGCCAATGTTCAAGATGCTTGATCATTATGAGCGGTCGGAGCTGCAGGCGGCGGTGGTGAATGCCATGATCGCAGCTTTTATCGAAACACCGCTCGACGGTGAAGCGATTGGCGAGATGTTCGGCGGGTCGGTTGAGGATTATCTGGCCGCGCGTAATGAATGGGATATTCGCCTACAGGGTGGATCCATCATTCCTGTATTTCCAGGGGATAAGGTTTCACCCTTTACGCCCAGTCGTCCGAACAGTGGTTACGGCCAGTTTGTGGAGAATGTCCTGCGCCATATTGGTGCAGGTCTGAATATCCCGTTCGAATTGCTGATGAAGGATTTCAGCAAGACGAATTATTCCAGTGCGCGGGCGGCGCTTCTGGAAGCATGGCGATACTTCAATGCACGCCGCCAATGGATGGCGACCTATTGGGCAAAGCCCGTTTATGAGCTGTGGCTGGAAGAAGCCATTAATCGCGGTGTTATTGACGTACCAGATTTTTATGAACGCCGCGCCGCATGGACACGGTGCAAATGGATCGGCCCTGGCCGTGGCTGGGTGGATCCCGTCAAGGAAGCCAAGGCCGCACAGCTTCGCATGCAAATCGGTCTTTCAACACTGGAAGATGAATGCGCCAGTCAAGGGCTGGATTGGGAAGAAGTGCTGGAACAACTCGCTCGCGAGAAAGCCAAGATCACAGAACTTGGTCTGACGATTAACGATACCAACAGCATCATGACAACAACCGAAGATAATACAGAGGAACCACAACCATGAAAATCTGGAACCGGCTATCGGGTGAACCGTGGGCGATCACGGAAAGCGCCCTGCAGACCATTCTTGAAATCGCCGCCCGCGAGAATGAAAGCCCGCAGGCGGTGGCCGCCAAATTGGGGCGCAATCTGCAAAACACCTACAGTGTGATGGAACGCGACGGTGTTGCGATTATCCCCGTCACAGGGCCGCTGTTTCGCTACGCGAATTTATTCACGGCTATCAGCGGTGCATCAAGCTATGAACTGATTGCCCGTGATTTTAACGTTGCGCTGGAAAACCCGCAGATCAAAGGGATCATTCTCGATATCGACTCTCCAGGCGGGGAAGTCAATGGCGTGTCGGAACTCTCCAATATGGTCTATGCCGCGCGGGGTAAAAAGCCAGTGGTGGCCTATGCCTCTGGCGATGCGGCATCGGGCGCTTACTGGATTGCCTCAGCCGCTGATGAAATCGTGGTCTCCGAAACATCGGCGCTGGGATCTATCGGTGTGGTCGGCGTATATCGCGGTAAAAACGCTGCACCCAATAGTGATGTTGAGATTGTATCCTCGCAAAGCCCACATAAACGCCTTGACCCACAAACTGATGAAGGCCGTGCGCGCCTGCAGCTAAGGATCGATAGCATGGCCGATGTATTTATTAGCACGATTGCTCGCAACCGCGATGTTGCACCAGAAATCGTGCAAACTCATTACGGTGGCGGCGATGTAATGATCGGCGCCCGCGCCGTAGAAGCTGGTCTAGCTGACAGGGTCGGCAGTCTGGAGCAGCTGATACAAGAACTATCGACCTCATCTCAAAGCCCTCCACTAGAGGGCTTTTTTGTTGCCAACCCACTCACACCTAAACAGGAGAAAACACCTATGGATCTTGAAACACTTACCAAAGAACACCCAAGCCTCGTCAGCCAGATCAGGCAGGAAGGCGCAAAGGTAGAGCGTAACCGATTGGAAAGCATTCTTGCCATGCCAGAAGCGGCAGAGCGTCAAAAGCTCGCGCTTGAGATTGCGCTGCACACAGAAATGAGCGCGGTGGAGGCTCAGCATATTCTGGCCTGCGCCACACCAGAAAAAGCAATGGCAACCAGTTCGTTTGATCGTGTGATGGCCAGTATCCCGAACCCTGCCA